AATTTCAAGCTAATGAGTATGTCAGGGGTACGACATCATCTTATGTCGTGACTCCCTATCAAGTGTTTCCGCGGGCGTATGCGCCACATCATTATGAGGATCCAGCTGGAAATGTGTCATACAACGCGCTGTTGATCAACGAGACAAATTCGTCACAGGGTATCCAAAGTCTGACTCCAAATGCAAACGATTATCCAGATGCACCCAATCTGACAACAGTCACGAATTGGGATTATGAGACGTCATTGAATGATGCCAGATCAACTATTCGAGTGTTACAGCCAGACGTCATTTACGATTTCGTGAAGACATACAAGCAGCTGATTCAGAAATGACATCTGTTCAAAATTATGAGGCTTTCGTCTATGAATGGCGATAAAAGCTTGGTGGGCCCGTCGTAAAGCTGGTAAGGTATGAAAATCTCGAACATTGTTAAACATGGGTCTCGAGCAGGAGTCCCGACCGCTTATCGCGTTGATCAAATTTTGCTGACAAATTGTTCTGGAGATAGTCATGACATTCAAGCGTTTGTGACCGATTTTACGATCACAGAGTCAATCTATACGCCTTCGCTGATATTGAGTCTGAATGTCAAAGATCCAATCAATCTCTTCGAGGAGATGAAGCTTTCAGGTCAAGAGACGATCAGCATTCAGCTTGCCAAGACGCCTCTTGGATCTTCTAACGAAGATACTGTCTCGCTGAATTTTATCGTTACTGAGTATCCAGTCTATGGTCGATTTCCGAATCGGCTTCACGCTTACACGTTGAAGGGAGTATCGCCGCACGCGTTTCTTTCGAAACTTTTGAGAGTGTCTAAGGCTTTTTCTGGCACGCTGAGAGATTTCAGTTCTCAAATTCTTCTCTCTACTCTAAGATACGACGCGTCCAGACTCTTTATCGATAGTAAAAATACAGCATCAGTCAGTCTCGTCGTGCCGAATTTGACGCCGCTGGATGCTGTAGTTTGGGCGCTCAGGCGAGCATACGACGCGTCTGGCGCACCATGGTACTGTTATGAGACTCTTCACGACGGTATGCGTCTTGAGGCTCAATCGAGCATGGTTCAGAAAAGCGCGTACCAAACTTACTCTGAGGGAAGGCTGTTTACGTATGACCCATACACCGTGAACGACTATAATCAGAGGGCTACGAGAATTCTGTCTGCTGCATCCACCCTGAACATGTCGAAGTATGTTACGGCTCCAGCCGGCGCATGGGCGGGAAGGGCGACATACTGTGACAGCGCGACAAAAACTATCTCAGTGTCGACTTTTGATTATCTTTCGAAATTTGGTTCAATGGTTTGGACGCCGGCTGGAAATCCCAATCTGGCGCCAGAGTTTCAGCCCTCAGGCGAGTCGCTGAATGATTATCTTGATGCCGCGCAACAGTTCGTTCCGATAAACTCGCTTGCTTTTGGCCAGACTGATCGCAATTACCATTCAACCACTGGGAACGGAAACATTCTGACTGCTCAGTCGTATGTAGAGAATCTTGATAATATGATCTGTGACGTTACCCTGGCTGGCGACTTTCAACTCTCAGCTGGAAAGACTGCGATTCTTCAGTTACAGAAAACCATCGATCCGAATATCAAGGTGCAGGATGCTCAAAACAGCACATCTGATCGATGGGACGAGTCGCTTTCTGGAATCTATCTCGTCACCACAGTGATTCATTCTTTTGGTTCTGAGTATACCTGTCAGGCCAGAATGAAAAAAGACACTTCAGGAATCGTTCTTTGATGAATGACGGGATCGACAGTCTGATCAAAGTGCCGTTCTCTTGGTTTCAGGGCATCGTCGAGGATGTGCAAGATCCGCAGCAACTAGGAAGAGTTAGAGTGCGCTGTGTCGGATATCACTCAGCGAGTCGATTGGATATTCCGACATCCTCGCTACCGTGGGCATCATTAGTGTTGTCAGTTACAAGTTCCAGCATGGCTCATGTCGGTGAGTCTGGAACCGGTTTGCAACCTGGATCATGGGTGTTCGGCTTTTTTAGAGACGGCGCGTCCGCCCAGGATCCAGTCATTCTTGGATCTCTAGCTTCAGTTTCTTCGAAAGTTGATAAAAGTAGTGGGTTTTCTGATCCGTCAGGAATGAATCCAACAGTCCTCGGGCCAGACATACCGCTCGAGGCAACATCTAACTATGCTCAATCTGATTCTTATATTGCTCGCGTATCTAATTCTAAAGATGTCGTCGAGACTGCTGTTGGATCCTCATGGTCAATACCAGACGTGGCATCAACGGTGGCGCCTAGATATCCAGCAAATCAAGTAAAGCGAACAGCTTCCGGACACATATTGGAACTGGATGATACGCCGGGACAAGAAAGAGTCGCAGTAATTCACAAATCTGGAACGCGCAGAGAGACTCTTGCTTCCGGCGATAACGTTGTCGTTGTCGTTGGAGATGGTTATGAAGTTACGATTGGTGATAGAAACATTTTAGTCAAAGGAAATGCCAATGTGACAATTGCTGGAAATGCTACTCTTTTAGTCAACGGAAATATGACTCAGTCCGTGAAGGGCGATATGAGTTTAACGGTTGGCGGCAATATGAATGTGACCGTTTCTGGCGACAAAGTGGAATCTGTCTCAGGAGATCTTGATCTAACTGTTGATGGTTCAAAGACTGAAAACGTGTCTGGAGTTGATTCTTTCATTGGTTCTCCAATCAATCTAAACTCATAATGCCCGGGCTTACTAGAGACGGTGATCAAGCTGGCGGAACAATTTCTGCTACACAGCATACAGTATTTGCTAATAGTTTAGCTGTCATCGTTGATGGAGACCCAGTCTCAGACGGCGCTACAATGATAGCTCAATCTAAGAACGTATTTGTAAATGGAAAACTAGTTGTTGTGACTGGAAATCTATCTACACATAATCATGCCTGTAACGGTTCTCCTAGCGTTAATGTTGGACTTTGAGGTATAAATAATCTTGATGCCTTTGAATTCATCAGATGGGTCTACAGCTGGAGTCTCGATTATCGTGGCCCAAGCTGAGCAGTACTCAGATTTAGACCTCTCGTTGACTGTGCATCCGGACACTCATGACATCGTTCCACTGACAGACATAGATGCAGTGGTCAACTCAGTCAGGATCATACTTCTGACGAATTTCAATGAAGCGCCGTTCGTGCCAGACTTGGGTTCAAATTGCCTGGCGTTACTGTTTGAGCCAGCCGATCAGTTCACGATATTTGCTCTTCAGACTTACATCAAGACATGCTTGCAAAAGTTTGAGCCCAGAGTCGATCAGATCACAGTGCAAGTCATAGATGATTCCAACAATCGCAGATACACGATAAACTTAGGCTTTAGAATAGTCCAACTTGCTCAAACAACCCAGATGACCGTTTACTTGACCCGAATCCGCTAATGAGCTCACAACAATTTTCTGTTACGCAGTTGGATGTAGATCAAATTCAAGCGAATCTTGTCGCCTATTTCGAGACGCTTCCAGAGTTCGCAGACTGGAACTTCCAGGGATCAGGACTCGCTACCCTGATGCGAATGTTGGCCTACAATACGCATTACAACGCCATCACCGCTTTCTTTTCAACGAATGAGTCTTTTTTGAGTTCAGCACAGCTTAAAGGAAACGTGGTTTCTAGAGCAAAAGATCTTGGCTATGTGCCTAGGTCGATAACTGCTCCGACTGCGGTTATCTCTGTCACCGTTCAAGGTTCTTCAGGCTCTGCGCCTACTATATCTCTGGACCGAGGAACACGATTCTCTACAACCGCCTCCGGCACACAATTCTCATTTGTAGCTTTGGCGACCCAGCTTGCTACAGCTAATCAGTCAAATCAGTACAATTTTCCATCGGTTACAGTCACCGAAGGCGTTTTGAAGCGGATGATCTATGTGGCTGACTCAACTATTCCTCTCCAGCTTTTTGAGATTCCAGAGCTCAATGTTGATACTTCAACCGTTCAGGTCAGAATCAAAGCTAACCAGGACTCTTCAACATATTCGGTCTATTCTCCGATGGGATCGTTAGCCGGTGTCGATGGCACAAGCCAGATCTATTTTCTCCAGCAAAATTACTCTGGAACATATTCAATCTTTTTCGGCGATGGCAATATCGGAGTGCAGCCACAGAGTGGAAATATCATAGAGATTGAGTACGTCTACACTGATGGAAGTGCTGCGAATGGAATAACAGCTTTGACTCAGGCAGATACAATATCAGGATTTTCCGGATCAAACGTGGCGATTACTGTGGTCTCAGCTTCCTCTGGAGGAGCCGACGCTGAGACGATTGACTCAATTCGATTCAATGCTCCGCTTGCATACATCACACAAGATCGGGCAGTGACGCCAGATGATTATTCGAATTTGATCAAGAAGAACCTTGGAAACATTCAAGCGATCACTGCATGGGGCGGCGAAAAGAACATTCCAGCTAACTATGGCAGCGTTTACATTTGCGTTAAGCCAACCTATGGAAATGCTCTGACTTTAGCGGACAAGAATACGATTCTCGGCACGATTCTCATTGGAAAGGGAGTTCCGGGAATTACTCCGATTCTCGTGGATCCAATCTATACGATGATCGCATTGACCGTCAGCTTCAAATACAATCCAAGCTTGACCGATCAGACCTTGCCAGAATTGAATGCAGCTGTCACGTCAGCAATC